TCAAGAACATAATCGCCGGTTGATTTCGTCGCAAAAGCCCAATCGCCCGATCCAACTTTCACCCATACTTCCGCGTAATCCCAAAATGGGTAGGACTCTAAAGCCGGACGTTCAAAGTCAATTCTCCACCGGGTGAATGTTCTCCCTCTGTAATTGTATGTTTCTTCGGCGTGAGATACATTGATAACGGAAGGGATCGCCGCCCGTGGGTCTGGTAGGCTTGTATCGTAAAACATCTCTTCGGTGATGGAATAATCGTCGTCATAAAACGAGGCGTATTCTTCCTCAAGGGCAAGAGAGACATTGCCATCGTTTGAAACCGAGGGCTTTATGACTCTGAAAACTTTCTGATTCCATCCCGGCCTTGAATGGGTAAGCGTAACAAGGTCGTGAGGCTCTAACGCCATCCCGCGAGTACCCATAACGAGAGAGGCGTTCTTGTTGAGCCTTGCCCTTTCAAGGAGGTACGCCGCCATTTTACCCACGTTTGTCGATCCAAGTATGCCGGGAAATTCATAGGACTGTTCCCGGTAATCCCCGTCTAAATCGATAGCGTCCGAATCGGGAAGGGTGAAATCGTCAAAGGTGTAATCCTTGTCTGGGTTGATGTACCTGCACCTTACGGCGTTTGGAGTGTTGAATATGGAAGGTTGTTCAATTCTAAGGCTCGACGTTCCCGCCTCTACGACATCATCCTCCGTGAGGTTCATTACCGTCGATTCATAGTTGAGGTCTTTATATTTCAACTGAAAAATAGAGTCTGAGTAGATAAGGTTTCCCCTGAATGTGTCAATGATGCCTTGGAAATGGTCAACCGCCGATTTCTCATCCATCAGGCAAATATCACAGGTCCACCCCTTCGTATCGCAGTACGTTGCAGCGTCTTTAATGAGGTCGGAGTCAATCCTTGCACTCGCAATCTGCATACCGCCTCTTTTTGAGGATCGCGTCATAAAGTCTAAGGCGACAAGGGCCGGGTTACGACTGTACTCTGTGACTTCGGTATCGGGGTTGTAAATATTCATTCCCTCGACTACCATCGTGATTTCAGGTAGCCCTTGGAACACTTCAGGATCATATTCAAATCTGCAATAGATATAAGCCGTGTAATGTTTCGGCTCGTTCCATGGGTCGTCTTCGCCGGAGGTCGCAGTCGCTAAAGTGGCGCATACGGTTTGATCCGATTCGCCGGTGAAAAATTCGTAATAGAATTTATTTCCATACTCCGTATAAAGTTTGTCTCCAAGAAACAATTGGGGCACTCCCCCCACTTCATAAATTCCTTTAATAGGACCTTCACACACATTGCCTATAAGGTGGAGGTATTTATTATCCGCTCCGGTGACACAGGCATACACTCTGTTAATGCCTACCTTCTGCCGCCCGTAAATCAAAGGAAGTGGTATCTTGTTGTCACAGGTGTTCACTAATTGGCCGGGTCTTCCTTGGTCCACCGGGCCCTTGCTTGCCGATTTCATATTCGAGTAGCTGATAACGGTAGACACTACCGTTGCAAATACAAGAACAATATTTGAAGCAATCCAGGCTCCTATTGCTGCAGCAGCAGCGGGCATTATACGCGCCTCACTTTCACGATTTCCATTCCATTGGAGATCTTCATCGTTCGCACACCAGCATCCAGAAACGAGGCTATTATGGTTTTATTCCCGCCGTAAATGGCCGGGAAGTGATTTCCTAAACGATCCTTCACTATCAGCATATCCCCTGCAATCTGTTTGCCTATGGGGATTTCGATTCCATTAAGTTCATACACATCGATCAAGGCATCCCTTATCTGCTCTTTGGTCATGTACTTGTAGACATAAGAGTAATTGGCAAGGGATAGGTGGCCTGTCTGGGTAACAAGTTCCTTCCCTCTATCTTTCATGAAGGCCCATACAAATCCGGCGCATCCGTAAGCGTCTGGTCCTATACCGCCATCCTTGAAAGGTTTTTCAAGAAACTTGGTGACTGAATCGGCAAAGGTTTTTCTCTGAGGTTTCATAATTTTTGAGTCCTTCCCCACCATAGTTCCTTGACTATGAGCGAATTAAGAAATCTATCGCCGCCGAAGTTATCAGTATTGGCAAGCACCACGCATCGTTGGTAGGTCTGGTCGCATGATGTTGCCGCGCCGGAATAGCCGCACTCCGTACCCTTAAAGACCCAAGGACAGGAAGACATCTGAATCCTGAGTGGTCGCTTGTTCCAAAGTACGAGTTCGTTTGTAATGCCTAATTTGATAATATTGTCGTCGTATAATTCCCAACCGCCGATGATCCCTCTTGAAAACTCCTGAACCGTAACGGTGCCATCTGAATCGATAGCCCCAACGTAGAGAATCGCCCATTTGTTCCGCACGTCTTCATTCAGTACAATCGCAGTTAAGGCTTGATCGGTATCGTCAATCTCAATATCTATGTTCTCAACGGCAAGGGCAACGCTGCCCGAAATGTCGCCGAATTTAAACTCACGGGGGGTGAAGGTTTCACTATCATAGATAATCGGTATGTCGCAGTCGGTAATCCGGAGCGTGTTATTGAATTGAAGCTCAAGCAAAAAGAAGTAGGTCAGGCTTTCGCTTTCAATCGCATCCGTTATGCCGGGTAGAAAGTTTCGCATTAGAAAAGCCTCAAACCTTTTAACTGAATCCCTGTCGAGTAGGCGGCAAGTTCAAACTGCGTCCTCGTCAATTTATCCTCAGCGAATCTGCAACGGTTTCTAAAGTACCCGGCAAAGTCGCAGGTGATTAAGACGTTCGCGCCGGGTGCGGTCACGAATACAACCTGATCCGCCGCTTCGTTCCCGGTTCCCGCCGATATTGAGTAATGGGTGGTTACGGTCTGCTCAACTCCATTGAGATAGATTTTTTGACTTGACGTTGACTTGCCGGGAAGGTCAAAGGTATCTTCTGCGCCATCGCCAACGCCAACGCCTAAACCGTCGAAGTCGTCAACATCCCTAAGATAAACATAGAACGCATCATAGGCCCCGCGTCTCGCCCGGTAGAAGTCCCATATCAATTCAAATTCGGCAGTCGTAAGCGTGTTGTAAACTATGTTCATGTCGTACTTTGGGAAAAGCTGCTTTTGCCGCCGTTGCTCGTTCGTCCCGTCGAAAGCCGTGATGGTAGTCTTCCACACTTCGCTTATTTCGTGCGGGTATTGGGGTACGGGGGTTGCAGGGTATAAGGCCATAATTACCTCAGTAGTGCCTTCATCTCAGAGCGGGTCTTATTGTCTCTAAGCCCTCTCAAGAGTTGCGCGTTTATCGCTTCAGGGTTTCGACTGCACACGTCAAAGAATGATTTCGCATCCATCGCCTGAATGAAATAGTTGTGAGTCGTTGCGCCGCCGCCGTCTGTCTTGACTCCAAGGTCGCCGCCTGAAGTTCTGGTAAGGGGTAAGATTGCTTCCGGTCCAGCTTCACCCATTAACCCCGCTCCGTGCGCCATGGGGAAAATCGACGGTTTGTCAATCACTCCACCATGGGCATAGGGGATAATGCTTCCGTTGTGAAAGGCGTTCCCGTGCGCCTGTCCGTTAGAACCGAGACCTGTAATGAATTTTGCCGCCATCCCGAACAGGCCGCCCATTTTGCCGCTTTTTCCGAACTCTTCGCCTACAAGCCCCATCATTGCCTGAGTCGCCAGCCATTCGGCGGTCATTCGGCGCAGCACATCGACAAAGTTTCTAAGCATCCCATCAAGTCCGTCTTCAAAGGGATCGAAGAAAAAGTCTGCCATTGCGGTTTGCATGTTCCGATAGGCTTGAATCTGAAACTCCGCGAGCTCTTTTCCGGTATCTTGAAGCTCTTTTATGCTGTTGACCGATTGCTTTACGCCCTCGTCCATTTCCTTCATCATTTCAGCGATTGCTTCATCCGTGGCGGCCAAAGCCTCGGCTGTTCTTTCAGTTTCCGCGAGTCGGTCCTTCTCCTCCGCGTACTGAAGCAGCAGCTTCTTGTGTGCCGGTAAAAGGTCAGCGTATCTCCCTTTTTCCGTTTCCCATCTCATTTCCTCTAGTGCTGTGGCGTTTTTAGTGAGTTCAAGTTCACGTTGCATTCGTAATATTGCATCTTCGCCACGGGTCTTGATTGAATCTGCTTCCTTTTGTGCCGCCTTGCTTTTCGCGTCTTGAATTTTCTTGAGACTGTCAAGGGTTGCCTTAGTCCCTGAGTCAACCTCCTTCATCATTCTGGTAATAGCTGAGTCGTTCGCCCCCTGAACGTCTGGACCTGTTTCAACTTCGCGTGCCGTGGCCGCGACAAGCCTTTTCTCAAGGTCTTCAAGTTCTTTCTTTTTTACAGCTATTTGATTTTGATAATATTTTGAAGATATTGGCCTTGACTCAAGTTTAAAAAGATCGTCTTTTAGATTGGAGATTTTCGCCTTCAGTGCATCGACTTCGGAGCCGTTTTCTTTTAGCCACTTCTTGAGATCGTCAGGCCCCATAGTGGCAAATTCAAACAGGCTTAACCTGCCGCTTTTTACCGCCGCCCATCCTTGGAGGGATTGTCCGATGTTCGCCAACGCCCTCACCGCATCAGTGGACAAGGATATGATTGTTGAAAATAATTCAATGATGCCTTCTCGGTTTTGGTCTATGGTTTCGGCAAGATTCTTTATTTCGATTGCTACCGATTTCGTGCCTTCAGCACTCTTATTTGAGTCTGATACCAATCTGCCGAATACCGTCTCAAGGTCAGTGATTGCCTGTGAGATGGTCGTTTCCATCTTTCCAAACTCATCGTCTATCGTTCCAGCCGAGGCCGAAAACGCATCTATCATTATTTGAGATGTGATCTTCCCTTCCATCGCCATTTTACGGAGGCCGCCCACATCGGTTTTTAGATAATCGGCCAACATCCTGGCAATGCGTGATCCATTTTCCATTATGGAGTTAAACTCTTCACCTCGAAGAACCCCGCTCGCCATACCTTGTGAAAGCTGTATAATTCCGTTTTTGGCTTCCTCTTGAGTCGCGCCCGATATAATCATTGCTTTGTTGAGGGTTTCGGTTACGCGCAATACTTCGGCTTGACTCGTACCAAGGGTTTCGGTTGCCTTCGCAAACCGAGAATACAGGTCTACCGATGAAGCATAGGAGCTGTGAGACCTTAGAGCTTGCTCATACAATCCGTCCTGTATTGTTTCCAGTTCTTCTGCCGATTTTGTGACCAACTTCAGTTTATTGTCGAGCAGGGTGTAATTGTCTGCCATCCTTACAAGCCCCGCCACGCTCAAGCCGCCAAGTGCAACGGCGATTGTCCTGAAATTGATTAGGCTTTTGACTGAGCTATCAAAGGAGTTTTTGGCGTGTTTCATCGCGGTCTGCATACCCTTCGCGTTATCCTGCACGCCTTTTCTGGCCTTCTGCATGTCGCGCACAAATTCGGCATGTCCGGCAGACATTTCAACTCGTAATGCGCCTATTGCTTCAGCCATTTTTCCTACCTAGCCCTAATGCCTTTTTGAGTTCAGATTCCATTTCGCCCTTACTGCGTTCTTCCTTGACCGCCATCATTTCATGCAGTCGCGGTATTTTCTTTGCCCGGTGAAGTGCCGCCGTGGTCCATGCCAATGTGTTTCTACCGTCCGACAATGCCGGTACTGCTTTTTTTGTCAGGTAAGGAGTCAACTCCCAAAACTCAACCGGACTCATCCCCGTCTTAACAGCGATTTGGTACGCATCCAAAGCCCACCCGTGAGCGGGTTTTTTTTTACGCCATCTGCATTAGTCGCAATTGACTCGTTGCCGAAATATGCCCACTGAAGGGCTTGCTGTATCGACTTTGCGAAAGGCACAAGCGGAGGGGATAGCTCTTTAATCCGCTCCGCTGTCATCTCTGGATGTTTGTTTCTCAAACCCGCCGCCGCCACATCTGCAACGACATCGGGACTGAAAAGATTGGGGTTATCGCCGTGCTTCGCCTCGATTTCAGACAGGGCTTTCCATGTGTACCGGAGCGTGTATTTTTCGCCGTTAATTGAGATTGCCTTTTCTCCGGTAATGGGGTTCATTAAGCCGCCCTCGTTCCCCTGATCGTTATGGTTCCGGTTGCGTCACCATCAACGCCGCCGCCGATGGAGTAATTAAGAACATAGCCGTTCTCAAGGGTGATCACTTCGCCATCCGAGAAGGTGATTTTGAAACCGCATGTTTCGGTCCCGGCATCGTAAGCTGCGATAACCGCGTCAAGCCCTACGTCCTCGTTATCCCAAAGCACGTTGAAGGTGTAGGTTCCCTCGTCGTGCATACCGAGCTTATACCGTTTCTCATCATCGGCAAGAGTGGTACGCTCCCGTTCGGAGCGTGCCGGTCCAAGATTGAAATCGGTGATCGTTCCGACTTTTAACCAGTCAAGAGGAGTAATCGTTCCATTGGCCGCCGTGAGCGTTGCGCCTGTGGTGTCGATGTCAACGGCGAATGTGTTTGTGGTGACGTATTTTACCACCACAACTTCATCATTCATCAATGCCGCATCGTCACCGGCAAAGGCCGAAAGCGTGCCAATATCACCCGCGCTCAAGCCGTGGCTTGCCTTGGTTAGTATGGTCGGATAACCAGCCGTTGCGGTCATTGTGGTAATCGCCGCCCCTGCCGATCCCGCTATCGATAACGTGGTCCCTTGTGCATCCAGAATTGCCATTTTTTGTGCCTCCTATTCGTTGTGCCTTATTGTGTAATCTTGAATTATTCTATGTGTTTCAGTATTCGGTTCATAGTTGTCAAACTCGCCTTGTATGAGACTGTAAAAGGTGACGGTTCCACTTGTGTACCGCGTGCCGTCAAGTGCTTCCCGAATCGCCTTGGCTAAAGACTTCGCTGCCGTGTATGTCGCCGCCCACGCCTCAATCTGAAACCTCGGCCTTGCCACTCCCGAAACGCCGCCTAAGTGGTGAGGTCGATATCCACTTACTTTCTGGTAGACGATGAGCGGATAAGTGGGGCTTTGAGGCATCGAATTGGGATATACCCTTGTCGTTATCCCCTTGACTTCGCTATCGGCCTTGAGTGTCGTAACTATCGCCTCTTCGATGGTCGTTACGCTCATCTAAGCCCCCTGATTTGTGCCGCCGTGAGTTTTCCAGCTTCGGCGCGCTTCGCCAACCTTCGCGCTGATTTATTCAGTTCTTTCCGCATTTCTGCTGCGAATATCTTCAATGCTTTCGATTTCGTCCAGTCCCAGGCGTTTCGTAAAAATGGTATGGCCGGACCCCTACCGGCAGATTTCGCCATTACAAATTTATCGCCGCCTATCGGGGTGACGGATGTCTTTTCA